GCAGCAAAGATCAACGCCGACACGCAACTCAAGCTGGGCGTGATGAAGCAGACCGCCGACCAACAGACGGTGCAGAGCGAAGAACGGATTGCCCAGGCGGCGCAGGCGCTCGAGGGCGGCCATGTGCAGAATGAGCAGCAGCGCATTCAGGCTGAGCAGCACCGAACGCTGACCGAAGCGACCGTGAAATTGCACGAACTGCAAATGAAGCATGATTTGGCGCTCTTGGAATACGCCAACCGCAGGGGTATCTCCGTGGATAGTGCCAAGGTGGAACTGGCTCGGACCGCTATGCAGTTGAAGACAGAGCGGGATCTGAACGCGCAGAACCAGGCGGGAGAGCAGCAGAAGCACCGCAGGGAGATGCAGATGCGGCAGCAGCAGCGACCGCCCGTGCAGGCTCCAGGTAGGGCTGCACCAGGGCATGCGTTCGATCAGGCAACACAGGCAACATGACAGATTTTGAACTATCAGCCGGAGAGAAATCGCACCCGTTATGGGCGAGGCTTAAGGCGCACTTCGAGGAGCGTCTCGCCGCAGCGCGCGTCCGCAACGATGGCGGATTGGACGAATTGAACACGGCGGTTTTGCGCGGTGAAATCAAGGTGCTGAAGCATCTGATCGCTCTTGATGCAGATAAGCCGGTAGTGGAGACCACCATCTTATGACCGATGAAAATTTCGACCTGATGCGGCATGGACTTACTCCTGAAAGGATCGACAAATTCAGGATGCAAAACTCTTTCCAGCAATGGATTGAAGGCCTGTATGAAGGCATGACGGAAAAGCAGCGGGCTGAAATACTCAGGCAAATTACAAGGCCGAAATCGCCGTTCCCGAAAGGATATTCTTGATGCCATCTGACGCGCCGCTCACCCCCGAACAGGAAGAAGCGCAGGCGCAGGCTGACTTCGACAGCGCGGGCGATCCTGGACACGAGAAGAAGCCGGCAGCAAAGCCAGAAGCCGCAGCGAAGGCAGAGGATACGGCTAAAGTCCCGCCGCCGCCGAAGCCAGAGTATGTTAAGATCACCCGCAAGGACTGGGACGAGGTCCGTGCCGCCGCGGCCCGCACGGCGAGCTACGACTCCCAGCTATCTAAGGCGTTTGGCACCATCGGCGGCCTCCAGAAGGCTCTTACTGACCTGCGCAACGAAGGTCCGCGCACGGGTAAGTTTGAGATCCCGAAGGATGCCTTCGCCGACATGGAACGTGACTTTCCAGAACTCGCGCAACAGACGCGCGCGGCAATGGAGAAAGCTTTGCGTGGCGTCACCGGCTCGCCCGGCGCCGCCAGTATCGACCCCGATGAGATGAAGCGGCTCGTCGCTGAGCACGCTACACAGGTCAGGATCGACGCAGAGATCGAGGCCCTCGAGGAGGACCATCCTGACTGGCGCAAGATCGTCGGCCAGGTCGATACCTCCAAACAGCAGCCCGATCCGAACAACGCCTTCCGCAAATGGCTCGCAACCAAGGATGCCGCTTACCAGGCGAGGCTCAACAGCACGAATAGTGCTGCCGTGATCTCGCGTGCCATCAGCCGCTTCCGGAGCGAGACCAAGCCTGCCCCCCCGCCTGCGCCCACTCTGCAGCAACAGCTACGGAACGCGCGCATCAAGGGGGCCGTGCAGCCACGCGGAGACGGTGGACAGCCGGCACAGGCCAACACCGACGAAGACGAATTCGCGGCGGGCTTTAACTCTCGCAACGCCCGCTAACCCACCAACCCCCAGACAGCAGCGCCGTGAGGCGCCGCGTCCCATCGATGGAGTAATGCCACTATGGCAATGCAAACATTCGGCCTAACGACTGCACGGTTGAACAAATTTAAGGGCGAAATCCTCGCGCACGCGGTGCCGCTCGAGGTACTCGGACGCACTGGCCGTCAGGTTCCGATGCCCCGTAACAACAGCGACACCTACGTGGCTCGTCGCTGGCTCCCGTACGGTGCCACCGCCACCGACGCTAACACGCAGAACCGGTTCTTCCAGGACGGCAATGGCGATCGCGGCAACGCCATCGTGCAGGCCCACCAGATCTCGGAAGGCGTGACGCCTGCCCCCGACAGCATCGTGCCTTTCGACATCACCGTGGTGCTGCAGCAGTATGGGTGCTTGTATGGATTTACAGACAAGACGTACGACCTGTATGAGGACGACATCCCGAAGGCAATGATCGAACAGGTTGGCGAGCGCGTCACGTTTGTCAACGAAATGATTATCTACGGTGCGTTGCGGGCTTGCACCAATGCCTACTACGGCGGCGCCGGCACGTCGGTCGCCACTGTCGCTGGCGGGCTCACTCTCGGCCTCGTCCGTAAGATTGCGAAGAACCTGCAGGCCAATCACGGCAAGCCGGTGAACAAGGTTCTGTCGGCCGGCCGCAACTACGCGACCGAAGCGGTGGCTGAAGGCTATACCGTCTACTGCCACACTGATCTTGAGCCCGACATCCGTGATCTGCCCAACTTCGTCCCCGCCGAGCAGTATGCCTCTGGCACCCCGCAGGCGAACGAAATCGGTAAGTGCGAGCGGTTCCGCTTCATCACCACCCCCGATCTTCCGTCGATCCAGAACGGCGGCGCGGCGATCGGTGCCACGGGGCTCTACTCCACGACCGGCGTCAGCATCGATGTCTACCCGTTCATCGTGACGGCGCAGGATGCATGGGGCCAGATTGCGGTGCGTGGGCTGACGGCTCTCGATCCGACGTTCCTGCCTCCGGGCGAGAAGTCGAAGAGTGATCCTATGGGCCAGCGCGGTTACGCGGGCTCAATCTGGTGGAAGGCCGTAATGATCGAAAACCAGGGCTGGATGGCGGTGGGTTTCGTTGGCAGCAAGGTCCTCGTCTAACGAGGTCCCAACCAGCGAAAGGCAATCGCCATGCAGGACACTATGATCCGGTATCTCGAAGGGGTTACCGATAAGAAAAATGCGACGTCTATTCGGCACGCATTTGAAACGGCTATCGATCGCTTGTCGTCGCAGGCGCTCACCAGTGCAGGACTGCTGGTCAGTTCCACCAACACGGTGGCAAAGATCGGAAGTTCCGATTTCTATGCCACTGTGGGCGGGGTGTTGGTCAAGATAGCAGCCAGCACCGACATGCCTGCGCTGACCGGCATCACTATTGGGGCCGGGAAGTACAACGTGGTTTGCTTCTACGTCGATAGTGCCGGCACGGTGACGGCTGCACCGGGCGCGCAGGGGGCAGCGATTGGAAATGTCGTGTTTCCATCACCGCCCAAAAACAAGGCACTGGTTGGGTTCATACTTGTCACCTACTCCAGCACCTTTACCGGCGGCTCCACTCCGCTCAGCACCGCAACCACGCTCTACTTTAGTCCGGTAGGTGCCTTCGACGCCACCGCTCTCACCGGCTAACCCCGCAACAACTCACGCGAAAGAACTGAACCATGGACCAACAAGCTCGTGCCCCGTTTACCGGCGCACTGACAAAGGCCGGCGTTGCTGCCGGCACTACGACCACCCTGACCCAGACCTTGGCAGCGGGTGCCACCGCCAACATCGTTGTCATTCGTGGCAAGATGTACTCGGTGGCAGCGTTGTCTAACACCGCGACACCGACGACCGACTGGGCGACGGGCAAGGCCTTCGTGCCGATCTTGCCCAGCCAGGGGAGTGTTTTCTGGGTTGGCTTCAATGCCGCGGGCGCGTTCAAAGCAATCCAGGGTCAGGTATCTGCTTTGGACGTAAATGGGGCGTTCATCACCGCTCCAACGCCAGGAGGCACCGGTCCGTCCGGTTCGGCGGCGGGTGCGGGCGGTTCCGGCGATTTCTGCCCGATCGCCTACATCATTGTGAAGGCTGATTCGACGGCGAGCGCTGCCGGCTGGATTTTCGGTTCCAGCAACTTCGGCACGCCCCCCACGGGCCTTACCTACGCTTATCAGGATATCTGTGGCCTCCCCGATCGGCCGCAGATCGCCTAACGCCATCCCTAAAATGCCGCCATCGTTGCCGACATAGGCGATGGCGGCATGGCTCCCTAAAAATAGGAATTCACTATGCCACAGGAAACACACAGCGGCGACACTAAGATTGATCAGCGGCCAATGCCGTTCAATCTGGCCGACCGTGATGGTGATGTCGTTATCGCCGATCCGTCCATTGCCAACAAAGACTATTTGGCTGAACTGGCCTTTATGGAAGAGCCGGTTGTCATCCGGCTTGAGCCTAGCAGCGATCAGAATGCAGCCAACGTATTTGAGGTATGGGTAAACGGCGTCGGTGCTGAAATCCTTCGCAACGGACGCTGGGTTTCCATCACTTGGCTACCGGTGGGCGAGGTAATAACGATCAAGCGCAAGGTGGTGGAGGTAATTGCCAGGACGAAGAAAGACACAATCAAAACGGTGCATGGCGACGCTACCCAAGCTAATCCGTTCAACCGTGAGATCCGGCAGACATCGGCGGTGCGCTCCTTCTCAGTGATCTCCGACGCGAACCCGCGCGGCGCCATTTGGCTGTCCGAAATGCTGCGCCGTAACTTCTGACAGTCGCGACCGGGGAACCCTGCCAGATGCCCAACTCCGATCCAAACTTCTTCTTCGGCGAGATCCCGACCGTTGATCAGTGGAACGGGGACTTTGCCGACAAGGTCGATGGCCTCGGCGGCACGCTGGATAGCGGGTTCGTCATCGGCTCGACCATTGACGCCACCTCGGTCGTTGATGTCTTGGTTCCTGGCTCGACTACCGCGCGCGCCCTGACGGAGCGGTTCAAAGAGGTCTTCCATGCCGAGGACTTCGGTGCGGTTGGGGATCGACAGCAATACTCTGGCACGCTGACTTGCCTGGCTGGAGCCAATCCGATCCTCACTATCGCCGGCGCGGACCTGAGCGCGGTCTCCCCTGGGCAACTGGTGGTGATGCCGTTTGGCGGCCTGGGCGGCGGCGTAACGGCACCAGCGACCATCG